AGCCGAGATCGGCTTAAACGTTTGTCTCTCGCCTCTTTCCTGTAACCTTGTTCCTTTCTTAGCTCTAGTGAACGCTTGATGTAATCCTCGACAGGTAAAAGATGGTGCGGCAAGCAATATGGACTTTTGCCCAATCTGCTTTTAATGGTGCTTCTATTAACACCGTCACCTTTACAATGCTTTATCGTCCAATTTGAGTAATCAGCGTACAGATACTTTGTACCGTCCTTAAAATACGGGTGTTCGCCACAAAATATTTTATAAACCGGGTCGTTACGCATTCCCATTTACAGACACCCCGCTACATTCTTTTTCATAGCTCAATTCCTTGTAACCGAGGGTCAGTAAGATCGTAAGTCGTACCCATGACCGCCTTAAAATGGTTCATGTACTGGCTCATTTCTGCGTTATTCATTAGGCTCGTTACTGGAAGCAGTTCCATTAATTCGATCTGCTCCTCGTAAGTCGGAAATCCTTGTGTAAGTTTTAACCAGCTTGCATTAAAACTTTCGTGCTTACGCATGATCGGAACGCCCCATTTAAGCTTCGCAATCGCCTTAATTCCCGCCTCAGTGTGCTCTGAACCTTGCTTCGCACAATCACCGTACCAACGGTGTGAAAGCGCGTTAATCGCTTCAGAACGCTTCTGTTTCTTATCAGTTATCCGAACCAAAATCGGCTGGGCGCTGCTGGCCTTAAGTAGCCTCATACTCTCAATAAGCTGGTCGCGCTGATGATCATTTGTAATCGTCATCGGATACCGCAACAGTCCTAATTCGCTCATTCGGCCCAACTCCTGTCTGTTAGCTGATGCTCAATTGATTGCTGTCTAAGACTGTCCGGGTTAATCGCTTTAGAAGATACAGCCGAGTTTTTCTTATTCCTATTGGCAATCCATTCTGGCTTGCAAGATCGCCAACCAGCGTCAATCGTTTCCGTAATCACCCACTTAGGATCGACAGATAACTGATCGACACATGTTTGCACTACGCCTAAAAAGCGATCAAACGTAGATTGAGATAGCGGGAATTTAAGGGCGATTCTGTGATCAATGAATTCTTTGTAAACATCGATCAGCGGATCATCATTCTCAAGCGTGATTTTCTTGTATATGGTTTGTTGAATGGTTTGTTTTAATGGTGTGTTTAATGCACTGGGTCTAATTGACCCGCTTTGAGGAGGCTGATTTGACCTCGCTTGGGAGGCTAATTTGACCTCTAATGAGCCTTCTTCATTCGAGGTCGATTTGACCTCCAATGGATGTCCTATACTGTCCTGCACCGTATTTAGGCGTTCAGGAAATGTTAGGGTGTAAGTCATGTGTCCAGAGAAGCCCTTCTTAAACTTAATAAGCCAGCCCTTTTTACACAGCGCTGTTGTGCGCTTGCCAATGCTTGAAAGGTCTTTTATGTTTGCTCGTTGACCAATTAACTCACGGGAAGGCCATACGTTCTCTGTAACTTTTCCTCTAAAGCTGAATAGCACCAAAAGCACACGCCTTTCCCGGTCAGTTAACTCAGGATCAGTAAGCGCCTCTAAAGGGGCTACGAGCAATCTATTCACTGACAATCGCCAAGAAAGAAGCTAGAGAAGCAAAGTTCTCCCTGCGCTAGGGTTATTAACCGGGGAATGTCTTTCGATCTAGGTCTTCGTTCCCCCCGTCGATACGCAGCGCAAGTCCTCAAGCTGATAGCCAAAGTTTGTGAAGCGGCTGAATCGCCGTATTTGATTATGTACTGTTTGAAGCTAAGATTCGTCATTGGCAAACCTTACACGCAACGTGTTGGGTATGCAATAAAGAATAAGAGGAAGCAAAGCAAATTTAAAAGAGGGTATTGACTACGGCCCACTATCTGTGTGTAAATGATGCGTTTAAAGAACACGTTACGTCCGTAGGGCAAGAGGTAGGATGAAAACTGAAACTGGTTTAAGGTTAAGAGCAGCGCGCGAATCAAGCGGGCTGTCTTTGTCTTCTTTGTCTGACGAATTGAACAATATCCTTTCACCCTCTCGCATATCAAACTACGAGCAAGGCACCAGGCAGATGTCTGTTGATGGCGCTATTGCACTGGGAAAGGCTCTAGGCGTAGCACCTGCGTACCTTTTAGGCCTTGATGAGGGAATTAATGAGACCTCGCAACTTGTTGGGAAACACCAAAAAGAGCTTTTTAGTCTTCTAAATAAGGTATCTTTGAAGGGTGATTTAGAAGTTCAGAAAGTTTCTCGACTGTTAAATGCCTACCTGAATGATGTCTAATACGCTCCAGTAGCTCTTTCGATCTATTTTCACCTAGCTCTAACACTATCCTGCAAAGCATCTTGCTTTGATCAATCCCTTGTTCCATCTCTAATACACCTTTTTATGCATTCTTCATAAATTCTATGCGCTTTTGCATACACTACAACAAAATAAGTTTAAAAGTAAACCCTAATATAAATTTATTTTAATTACGCCTAAAATCAACACGCTCCGTGTTCATATTTTGCTTGTACTCTCAACACTTATCGTGTAAGTTGGGCTACATAAACACGCATATGAATTTTATTGAGGGTAATTATTATGTTGTATCGAGACAATCCAGGACGGGTAGACCCGCCAGAATATGTAGACATTGATGATGCCGTTATAAGCCATTCGCAAATAATGCAGACACTTGCAGACCCAGTAATTTTGTGGGAAGGATTAGGCCCAGATGGGATTGCCGACCCTTACCCTTGGGCCAGTGGCTTTTACGAGCAGCGCCAAAACGCGATTCACAATGATCGGGTTGAAGAGGCCATTCTTTTGGCGATTGCATCTAAAAACTATCAGGAGCTTGGCGAAATCTTGTACGACCAGGCGATTACTTATGCGGAAAAAGAAATTGAGCGCAAAGCTTAGAGGAGGTATTGCTATGAATATTAATCAACAATTTGATCATGTTTTTTCAGACGAACAGCCTTACGTCACTAACCTGACGGCCTTTCTTCAAGGTGAAACGGATGCCATTAATGGTGAAGCGCATGTGCGCGGCAAGCATCCAGATTATGACCGGGGCTATAGCGCTCGATATGAGCTAGAACAAGTACTAACTGCGAGGACTTCATTATGAAAACATCTGAATCTATAAAAGAATTTGCAACCGCCTTTACATTGGCGCAAGCAGAAATGGGTGGGGTATTGAAGAACAAAGAAAACCCTGCATTTAAAAACAACGGCACAACGTCAATGTATGCTGATCTTGCCGCTGTTGTTGAAGTCGTTAAACAACCGTTCTGCAATCATGGGTTGTCATACATTCAATTTCCAATTAGCAATTTAGAGGGAATGGGTTGCTCTACGCGAATTATGCACACCTCTGGAGAGTGGATAGAGTCTGAATTTACAATGCCGCTTGGTAAGGTCAGCGCTCACGGCTCGGGTAGTAATTTTACTTATGCAAGAAGATACGCTTTATCAGCCGCTTGTGGACTTCCAGTGCAAGATGATGATGGAAATGCTGCATCTTTAGCAGTAGGGCCATCTGTATATATTGATGATCTGCAACTTAAAGCATTGACCGATTTAGTTCAGGAAAAACAGGCAGACGTTAAGGCATTTTGTAAGCACTTTAAGATTGCATCTACTAATAAGCTACCCACCAGTCAGTTTGATCGGGCAATGGCTGCCTTAAACAATAAAAAGGCCGCAGCATGATTATCTCACCCCACGAACAAGGTACTGATGAATGGCTTGCCGCCCGATTGGGTAAGCCTAGCGCTTCAATGTTCTCTAAGCTAATTACAATGACTGGTAAGCCCTCTGCGAGTGCTGATGGATACATTAACCAGCTTCTTGCGGAGCGCCTTACAGGTAAATCTGAGCCGCATTACCAAAGTGAAGCGATGGCGCTTGGAAATGAGCGTGAGCCGCTGGCCAGAGCCGATTATGAATTCATTACTGGCAATAAGGTAGATCAGTTTGGTTTTATCCTTGATGACAGTGAAAGCTATGGCTGTAGTCCTGATGGGCTTGTCGGTGATATTGAGGAGGGTGGTTTAGAGGTGA